ATTGCAAAGGTGGCTGCGGGCGGCAGGCATATCAATTCATTGGGGCGCAGATGGGAGGCAACTTCTTCGCAATAAGTTCGCACTGTATTTCGAATATAGGGTGGCTGTATCGCTTGCGTTCATCGAACCCGGCGACCATCTTCTCTATGGCCCGGCGGGAGAAGCGCATCATCCGGGCGATGTCGGTGATGTACATGCCGTTTTTATGGCAGAAGTGCACGAGCATGTAACGTGCATCGACCACATCTTGAAATTTATCCTTCGAAAGGATTTGTTCTTTGGCTATTTCAGTTTCAAATGCAACACATTCGAGTATTTGTGCAAAAAGCTCCGATTTACGCATATGCTTTCCCGATTTTTTATTATAAATTTGTTATACCACTATACAAAAAGCCAACACACCGATTCAAGGAATAAGTCCTCAATGTGGTGCGTTGGCACAATCGTATAGTGGTATATGCGGGAAAGCGTTGGGGACTTTTTTATGCCCGTACCCCAAGGCCCGTTATTCGGTTACAACCGATGGGAAGTCATCCCAGTATATGTAAATCAGCTCTTCCATTGCGCGTAGTGTTTTCGTATTTCAAGGTATTCAGGGTTATCTTCATGGGCATATGCTTCCTGTTCGAAAGTTATCCTTCGGTACTTGAAGCCGTGAAATACCCAATCCAATAGGTAGACGATGTAGAAGGGCACATATAACAGTTCTCTCATCTGTGCGGTGTGTATCGCTTCGTGGTTTTTATTTTTATCCGACAACGGGCGGGCGGACTTGCGGGCAAATACGATCCCGAACAGATTGATAGCCTTGTATCACTTGAAGGGGATGATGTCGTTATAAATTATCTTCATACCTGTCAGAATTGCCATAAAATAATACCTACTCCTACGCCGACCGTAGGCTGGAACCCTTGCGGTGTGTACGCCGCTCCGACCCCGGCCGTCAGGGCGAAGCGGCTGCGCCGGGTGACTACCTGCTGTCGGATAGTCGTGCGGTCGTATGTTTCTATCCAGTCGAGCGTCGGCCGAAGGTTGCCGATCCGGGGCCCGCTGACCTGTGCCCGGTAGGTGCTGTCCGAGTAGGGGCGTGTTTCCATCGCCACCTTCATCTGCACGCTGTCTGCCCCGACTTTCACAACGACGGTCTCCGTCACCGTGTCGGGCGGCGCGAAGAGCAGCACCGGCACCGAGATGTCGGCCAGGCGGTACGTGCCGGGCAGCGGTTCCGGCCGCGGATAGAACACCGTGTCGATGCGCGTTATTTCTTCGACAACCACCGACGCGGCGCCCCGGCGGTAGCCCCAGCCGAAGAGCAGCGCTCCGGCAGCAAGGGCGGCGAGCAGGTAGAGGATCAAGCGTTTCATGCCGTCATGGGGATATATTTGCCCGCACGCATGGTCAACAGCTGCCGCCGCTGGCCACCCTGGCGGTTCTTGTAGCCTATATGCACCCAACGGGGCGTGCCGGCGGCATCCTCGTCCTCCGAGATCATCTGGTCGAAGGCGCGGCCCCTGAGCCACGTACGGCAAAAGCGCTTGAAGTCGGCCATACGGCCGTTGCACGGCACCAGGTCGAACGCGAAGCCGACGCAATGCGCCGAGGTCACAGAGCCCCCGACGGCCTTGTTGAGCGCGAAGCCGCGGTAACCGGACGAAACCCGGATTGCAGGCGTGCTCCACTGCTCATTGGCGCATTTCACCGCCCACGCCTCCCGCAGCGGGTCGAGCAGCTGCGCGACGGACATTTCGATATTGGAGCGGTGTTCCGCCGTCGGGGTATTGTCCAGGCCCTTTGCACGGGCCGTGGCCGAGCGCGTAAGCTCCGCCATTGTAAAATGCTTCATCAGGCAAAACGTTTAGTGTACAGGATATGCCCGACCCATCCGGCCATAGCACAAACAACCCCCACGAGGATGTAACGCGGGAATACGATTCCGAGCACTACGGCCACGGCCGCAACGATGCTCCATACGATCCATTTCTTTTTCATTTGTCCTTTTGTTTTTGTTTGTAGTTTTCCAAATAGGGAATCTTTTTAATCATCTCGAACGAGAGCACATAGTACAGGAAGTCGATGTATCGGTTCTTCGGGAATATGCGGTTCAGGTTCTTGAGGATGTTGACCCCGTAGAAATGTATCAGGGCATATACTGCGAGCGAGATCGCCGACATCGCCCCGTCGTGGTTGTCGATGTTGTCCCCGACGAGCAGTATCATGGCCATCAGTCCCGATATTACCGCAGCCTCGGATATGCACTTGAAAGCCTTGCGGAATATGAATCCTTCGTGCTGCACGAGCACGCCGGCGAACAGGCCCGTGAAAAAGTTCGCGGCGAATATAATCATGCAGGCCGTCAGTATGTCGTGTATGGGGGCTATGGCGTTGAACATGTACACCAGGGCACCGATCAACACCTGCCATACTTTTTCGCAGAGCCTTTCTATAAATCTCCACAATGCTTCCATAGGGTGTATTCTATTGTTCGGGCAACACGTTTGTCTGCGCCTGGGGCGCCGCTTCCGACTTCTCCAATTCTGCGATCCTCTGTTCGAGCCGTTTCAGCACCGCGGCTAATGTTTCTCCTTCGGAAACAAGCACGGCCTCGGCTACGGTTACGGGATAGAACGGCTCGCCGTTGGGCTTGTTGGTCATATACATCTTCATTGCTCAATATTTTGAAAGTCCATAACCGTTTCTTCGGCGGCCAGCTCTTCGGCACGCCGGGCCCTCAGCTCCGCAAGGGTCTTTTCATTCGCGTTGTACTCCGCGTTGGCCGCTTCGTACTCCTCATAATCCAGAGGATAGGTAGCCCGGAAGTCAAGGCCGGACTTACTGCATTTGGCCGCCCTATCGTCGGACTTGGCCATGACTGCCCGTAATTCGAGCTGCCGTGATTCGAGGGTGTCGATCTGTCGTTGTGTTTCCATGGTTCAGATAATTATAAGGCGCAGACCGGGCGGGACGAGAATTTATAACACTTGCCTGTATAGCCCAGATAGCCGGCCCTTCCGTTATAAATGTAGATGTAACTCTCCTGCATCTCGCATGAAGTATGGACATAATAATAATAACCATAGCACGTGGTAGCTTTCAAGCGTAAGAGCGTACGGTTTACAGGGTCTTTTTCCACGTCAGCGGCGAAACACACCCTGTCGTGCATCAGCAGGTAGACCTCTTCCGACGACGGCAGCCACCATGCCCCCGCCTCCAGCCCCGTCGTCATTCCGTCCACGGTGATGCCGAAGTCGAGGGCTGCGGCGGCAGCCGGGTAGCGGTACTGTGTTTTGCCGTAAATATCCTCGAAGGTAAGCCGCCCGATCAGGTTCGTGTTGGTCTTGCCATCCTGCAACATCGTCCCGAACTCCGTAGGATATTGTGCCATGTGCTCGGCGAACAGGTAGTCCTTGTAGGTGGGATACACGGCAACCAGATCGGGGTTGTCGGCCTCGGTGAAAACGCTCTCCCGAATGACTATGCCGCTTCCCGGCTTTTGTCCTGTGGCTGCCTGGCCTCTCTCCGAATAATATTCCGCGAACTGGTCGAGGACACCACCTGCCATATTTGAATTCACACCATTCTTGCGGCGAATTTCTTCTCTGGTTCCTTTGATAAGTATCCCCGTGAGTGTTGTCTGATAGCTCACGTTCTCCCGAGGATAGGTGATTTGGCAGCCATTCGTAACGTTGATAAGCACATAATTGGGCGACCATGTGTTTATCGACATGACAATTCGTGCCCCTGCTTCATCGACAGAGGCTGTCCAGCCATAAGTGTTTTTGATCTTCTCGTCCGCATTGATCTGCGCGGCGATATCCGCGAGCGTCGCACCCGGGGCATAAGTGAATGCGTGGTCGGTATTATAGATACGAAGCGTGAAGGTTCCCCCCGCAGACAGTTCGAAGCCAGATAGGGCGACCTCGTAAGAGTACGCCCAGTAAACGCTGCTTGCCGCATTGCGAAGCGACACGATCAGCACCCGCTCGCCCTGCCGGGCATAGACCACGGCCACGGGGACAAGCTGCGGCGACAGCTGCTCTGCAACAAGCGTCGCACCCTTGACGAAGCGGATAGTCCCCGTGGTCTTGTCGAAGACCGCGAGGTCGCCCACCCCGGCGGCCGGCTTGTCCACTACGACGTTCACGCCGTCGTAGATGAGCGCTCCGTCGTCCTCGATGTAGGATACCGCCGACTGTGTGTCCTTGCGATTCTTGTCGGCCGTGTAACCCGCCTTGTTGGCGTATTTGTTGACTTGTGACATGTTGTATGTAGTTTAAGCGTTCTTCCAGTCCGACACCGCGCCGTTACCCACGGAGTGGTAGACCGCGTTGTTCTTCGTATCGACATAGAACTGCCCTGCGCGGTCGGGGGCTTTCGTCGGCGCACCCTCGCCCGTGACGACGAGGTTGTTGTCGCCCCACACGCCCAGTTTTTTCACCTGCAACTCCGGGATCAGCACTTTGCCCGAGAGCATTTCCATGAGCAGCCTTTCGAGGTGCGTCACGCGCGCTTCGAGCGTGCAGTCCGAGTGCGCGATAACCGAAATTTCGCTGAACGAAGCATCCGACCACGGCGTGAGCTTGTGCCTGGACAAGAAGTCGGCATCGGTGATCTCCGGCCCCGTGGTATAGTAGGTGTTGCCCAGCAGCGTGACGTCGACCTGCGTGAAGGGAGCGCCGCCCTTCACGTCGGGCATGTAGAGCGCTTTGGTTCCGTCGAGCGACAGCAGGCGGCAGCCGATGATCTCGACGGCCATATTTTTCGCCGCAGCATCGGTGCTTGCGTGGATGGTGGCCGCGCCCGTCGAAGTGCCTACGTGCGTGTCGCTGACGCACTCGCAGCCGTCTAACCGAATGGTCTGGTTGTCGGTAAGGCCCGCGCCGACGGGTGAATGGCACGTACTGAAGAGTTTGCAGTTCCGAATCGTCGTGAAATATCGCTCAGATGCGGCAAAGACCGAATCGATATGTATGCAGTAGCAGGCTTGGTGACCGCCGGCGCTGGCGTCCGTATAACTCTCGTCGTTCAGGCAGTTGACGGTCATGTTGGCGATGGTGCATTCGCCGCCCGCCTCGATGATCTTGGCGCGGTTCACGGAGTTGTTCTCATACGAGACGATGACGCCGTCGCGGCTCTCGCCGATAAGCGATATGCGGTTCGCCCCCTTGTTGATGATCGCATACGGGTAACCCATCGCCACATTCTTCGGGGCCTCGTGATCGTAAAGGCCGTTGCGGATAAACACCGTAACCGCGTTGTTCACGACATCGAAGGCGTCCCTTGCGAAGTCGCACGCCTGCGCGACCGAGAAGAAATGCCCCGTCCCGCCCTCGTCCACGGTGAAGGAGTCCGTGTCGAAGTTTTTCAGCGTGGCCCGGCTCTCGGCATCGCACCATGCGTCATAGTTATTGAGCGTGACGATCAAATCCTCGATGGTGACCTTCTGGCCGATATTGGTGGCTGCGGATATGCTGGTGCCCACATTCAGCCCTCCCGCTACCGACGCCGCCTTGCCGCGGTAGTAGATTTCGTAGGTGCGGTCTGCCTTGAGGACGAACCAGCGGCCCCGCTGGTCGAGATTGTCCGAATAGGTAATGATCCGCAAAGAGCACTCTTTGTCCACGCGCAGCTTCATGCGCACGAAAATAAAGTCCGAAGCTGCGACCGGGATGCGGCTGGTCAGGGAGAAGTTCGACGTCACGCCTGACTGCGTAGGCGTAACGACCATGCTCCGATCCGTGATGTCCGAGCCCGTATTGTTATAATAGCTCTTCGTAAAGTCCTTGAGGATGTAGGCTACGTGGTCTTTGTAGCCTAATTCAGTATTCAATTCTTCCGAAGTCACATATCCGGAATCATTTTCCAGTTCGGACAGTTTCGTGGGAAGCTCCGTGCGGTCGGCCTTGCCCTGGATCATCTCCTGCAATGCAAGTGTCAATTTGTCCCAGGATACGGTGTTGTTGAGCAGGGAGGCGCGGATTTCGGAGCCTTCGACCGTAACCTGTATCTCGGAACCGATAGAGCCGACATACACTTTCACGAAGTCAGAAACCGGGATGGAGGATATGGAGCCGTCGGCATTTACGAACTCGATAGATTGGGTATCCTCGTTGTAATGCAGCCCCATCATCTCGATAGGCAGGTCGATGATGAACTTCGCACCGCCCTTTGTCGTGAAGGTCAGCTCGTAGGTTTTGTCGTTGAACTCCGGCAGTCCTACGCAGGTGTTGAGCAGTTCCCGAATGTCGGGATGCGCCGTGGGGGAGGTGTTGTGCCGCTCGATCTGCCCGCTGACGTCCGGGGTGGGAATTTCAGAGATCGCCTTGTCCGTATAGTTTTTGGCCTCGGTCAGTGTCTGCGCATCCCCGCCGGATATGTTGCTGTTGAGCTCCTCGGACGTGGCGTCAAACACATCGCTGACATTATTCCATAGTTCTGTTGTCTTGGTGTCCGTGTACGACTTTGCTTCAGCCAGTGCGCCCGCCGCAGCCTCCGTCAGTTCCTGCTTGGATGCCTTGTCGGACAACTCCTTCCTTATCTCCGTGTCGTCGTAGTTGGAGAGCCCGGCCAGCTTCTCCTTCTCCTGGTCGGTGTAGTCGTTCGT